TGAGGCCGGAGATGAAAAACTCTCCGGCATTATTGCCCGTGGAATGAAATATATTGACCGCATTGCAGGGAAAGAACTGGATTATACAGTAGAGGACAAGCCAAGGGAGTTGCTGTTTGAATATTGCAGATATGTACGCTCAAATGCATTTGAGCAATTCCAGATTAATTTTCGACATGAACTTTTGTCGCTCCAAATGTATGAGGAGGTAAGGCAATATGAAAAAGCCAATAACACAGACATTTAACGACGGGGTCTTAGCTGTTTACCGCGTTGATAATATTGCCGCCCCAGGAAATAGGCTCAAGGATGGATTGTTACTGAAATTCGGATCTATTCCATACGAAGAAAGAACTGTTGGAGTGACAAGGTTTGTGTTAAATATGCAGGCACAAAGCACCATTGTGAAATTATTAAGGATCCCATATGTCAACGGTGTATCAATGGGAGATGTTGTGATTCCAATTGATGGTGAGCAATATAAGATAAAACAGGCTCAGGTCATAAAAGAGGTTGAACCTAAATGCCTGGATTTATCTTTAGAAAGGGTGACAACAAGGTATGAATTTGGATGAAATAAAAAATCTCTTATTAACCGTCACTCTTAATACATATCATCAATGGGCAGACACCGAAGCAGATGAATATATAGTATGGGCAGAGGATAGCGAATCAGATGCAGTACATGCGGACAACAGAAAAGAATTACAGGTCCTCGATGTCACTGTGGATGTATTCACAAGGAAAGAGTATCCGGACATAATAAAAAGATTGCAAAATGCTTTTAATGAAGCAGGGCAACCTTTTAAGCTTTTATCCATTCAATATGAAGAAAAAACCGGATATACCCATTACGAATATTTAACGAAGGCGGTGGTTTAATGGCCAAAATGGAGTTAAAAGGCTTTGAGGAAATAGAATTGCAATTATCCAAGCTTGCAGATCCTCAAATATCTAAGGAAATTGTAATGGCAGGAGCCCAACCGGTTGCAGACGAAACAAGAAAAAGTCTTGAAGCACTTCCTGAGGATAAATTCAGAAGATTAAGAAATGAAGAAGTGTTTGTTGGTGTTCCAAAACAGCAAAAGCAAGATTTATTGGATAGCCTTGGTATTGCACCGCCTGATATAGACAGAAACGGAAATACTAACACTAAAGTAGGATTTGACGGCTACGGAAGCTTTCCTACAAAGAAGTATCCTAAAGGTGTACCAAATCCCTTGTTAGCTAGAGCAATAGAAAGTGGATCGAGCGTAAGAAAAAAAACACCTTTTATGCGTAAAGCTGCTAACAGAGCAAAGAAAACAGCAAGAACAGAAATGCAAAAGAAGCTTGATGAAATAGTAGAAAATATAGTGAAAAGGTGATATTGATGGTAGAGGTTGTATTCAAATGTAGAAGCAAAACTGACTACGATATAGGAATAGCTGATATAAGCATGGAAGCTGTTCAGGGCGTAGAAAATAAAAAAATTTTCGACCATACACCGAACGGCTTTTTTAATTTATCCGGAATTAAACCTGAATGTGCTTTCGAATTTAAACCGGGGAAAAATTATAAAATCACTATATCAGAAATGGAGGGATAAAGAATGGCATATATTGGACTTGCTTATCCTACGATAGCAAAATTGAATCCGGAGACAAATACCTATTCAAACGGTTTTAGAATGGGTAAGGCTGTAAGCGTTAATATAACAACAAACTATAACGAAGCCAATTTGACAGGTGACAATGTTATAGCAGAAACTGTTAAGGAGTTCAGAAACGGTACTATTGATCTTGGAATAACCACTATTCCAATTGAAGCATACAGCACGGTATTTGGCCATACAGTAACTACCGGAGAAGACGGGACACTGATAATAGACAAAACAGATGATGTACCTAACTACGTAGGAGTTGGCTTGCTTAAGGAAGAATTAGTAGACGGAAAAAAATCTTACATAGCCATGTGGATTTATAAAGTGCTTTTTACAGAGAGCGGAGAAAGTGCAACAACCAAAGGTGAATCTATATCTTTCCAGACACCAACCATTACAGGTACTATAATGGCTCTTGACAATAAACAATGGAGAGAAAGAAAGATATTTGAAGAAGAAGCAGATGCAATTGCATACCTTAATGAAAAGGCCAACATTCCACCGGAAGCTTAATATATGGAGGGCATGCTGATAAAGGCTTGCCCTCTCTTTTTTAAGAAAGCAGGGTGAAGCATGAGGTACTTAAAACCGAAACCGACACCAATAACTGTAAACGGAAAAGTATATAACATTTTGTATACATTAGATGTTATTGATAGACTACAGACTGATACTCAGATGCCTATAACAGAGATTCTTGAATGGACGCAAAATGAAAGAACGAGGGAAATATCCATCAAGTTGCTGTTGAAATACTTAATCGGCATTGATGTTGATGTTATAGATAATCCGGATTATATATCTGCAATGCTTATTATAGCTTTTGCAGAACAAGCAAAATTAAAAGAAATTAAAGGTTACAATCCGCCTCCAAGTATGAAGGCGGATTTTGTTGATATTGAGAGGTTTATATACATAGGAACGGTTGTACTGGGATACCGAGAAAGTGAAGTATGGCAAATGACAATAGGCAAAATCGGAACATTACATAGGGAACACCTGAAATATATAGGTGCCATTAAAGAGGAAGAAGAGGTATCTCTGCTCAGCATATAAAGGGGTGAGGGTATGAGTACAATAGGAACCAAAATTGTATTGGAAGGCGAAAAAGAGTATAGGCAAGCGATAAACCAAGTAAATAACAGCATAAATGTATTAAAAAGTGAATTAAAAGCAGTTTCAGCAGAATTTGAGGGTAATGCAAATTCAATAGACGCACTTAGGGCTAAGCACGAAATATTAGTCAAGGAGCAGGCTGAGCAAGAGAAAAAAATTAAATTAATTAAAGCTGCTTTGGAAGAAGCAGCAAAGCAATATGGCGAAAATTCCAAGCAGGTACAAGACTGGCAAATAAAATTAAATAATGCCAGCGCTTATTTAATAAAACTTAATCGGGAAATTGAAGATAACGAAAAGTACATGAAAGAAGCCGAGGAGGCTACAGATAAAACAGCAAAATCTATAGACGAGTATGGGAGACAAATTAATAATGCGGCTCAAAAGACGAGTTTATTTGGAGATATATTAAAAGCGAATCTTTTATCTAATGCAATATCCGATGGCATTCGTAAGATGGCTAATTTATTGGGAGACTCAATCGAAAAAAGCATTGAGTTAGCCTCTGACCTGGAAGAAGTTCAAAACGTAGTAGATGTCACTTTTGGAGAAAAAGCACGTGTTATTGATAAATGGGCAGAAAGTATGGGAGAAGCTCATGGTGTATCTGTGCTTTTAAGCAAGCAGTTTGTCGGTACTATGGGAGCCATGCTTAAGTCTATGCAGTTAACAGATGAAGAAGTTATAGAGATGTCAAAAAATCTAGTTCAATTGGCAGGAGATATGGCATCTTTCTATAATTTAGATGTAGAAGAAGCATTTGTAAAAATACGAAGCGGAATTAGCGGCGAAACAGAGCCGCTTAAGCAATTGGGAATTAATCTGAATGTTGCAAACCTCGAGGCATACGCATTGGCAAATGGCATAAAGAAAGCCTACAGTGAAATGACACAAGCCGAGCAAGCAACATTAAGATATAACTACCTAATGCAAGTTACAGCAGATGCACAGGGTGATTTTGCTAGAAATATTGGTAGTTTAGCTAACCAGCAGAGAATACAAGCTTTACAACAAGAAGAAATTTTGATGAAGTTAGGAAATGCAATTATTCCGGCAGTTACTAAAGCTACGTCAAAACTGAATGAAGCCATGGACGGAATGGGAGATCAGATGGCGGAAGTAGCGGAGGTTCTATCAGAAGGTGTTGTTGATGCGTTTGTTTGGTTAATAGATAATTCTGATAAAGTTATAGCCGGACTCAAAGGGATAGGAGCCGCCATTCTTGTTAAAAAAACGGCAGAAGGAGTTTTATATGTAGTAGAAGCATATAAAACCCTAAAAACAGCTACAGAAGCGGCCACGGCGGCACAATTAGCCTATAAT